AGGCGTGCCGCATGTCAGGCCCATCAATATAGATGCGTACCGATGATCATTCGCCGTGTGATCCGTTGTTGTGTCATCCGCCATTAGCCACGCTTCTGCGCTGGCTGACGTAGTAATCTCGCCTTGGCCCGTGACGGCTACCGATGCCTCATTGGCCCCCGGCCATGCGCCGAAGTCGATTTCAGCAACGCCGACGCCGGAAGCCATTAGTTCACCGTAACCGCAGGCTCAACGCCCACGACATTGCCAGCACGATCCCGAACAACGCGCTTGGGCGCGCTCTGCTGGCGCATCATTTCGCCAAACATCTGCATCATGTCCGCGTGCCGGGCGTCAGATGCCGCGTTCTGCTCGGCAATCATCTTGCCAAGGCTTTCGCCCATCTTCGCGACGGCGCCGCCGATAGGCCCAGCCGATGCCTGCTTATTGCCCTTAAGCGCAGGAACGCCCTGTTCGCCTGCCATGCGTTCGCGCTCAAGTTCGCCTTCAATCTGCTGGCCCTCGCGCTTTAGTTCAAAGTCTGAGGCCATGCTTTCACGCTTCATTTCGTGGTCGGCCAGCTTGATCTGTGCGTCCTGCTCCTGCTTTTGTATAGAAAGCTGCGTTTGTACCTGAGCCTTGTATTGCTCAAGCGCCATAGACTGTTCGGCCTTGTACTGCTCAAGCGCCATTTGCTGTTGGGCCTTTTGCTGCTCCATTTGAAGCCGCACTTGCTCCATTTGCATATCGGCCTGTTGCTTCTGCTGGTCTGCCTGCGCCTGCATCTGCATCCGCTGCTGTTCCAGTTTCAGCTTTTCCTGCTCCGGGTCGGGCTTAGGTTCTTCCGGCTGCTTTGCCATTTCAGACATGCGGTCAAGCGCATCTTCTGCCTGCTTGCCCAATTTGAACTGGCGGGCAAAGGCCGAATAAATCTCAACCAACGGCTCACGCGCCATGCCGCCTTGGGCCAATGCAAGAGCCGCCTGCATGTATTGCGCGGTTCCCTGAATAAATCCGGCCATCTGCTCTTGATTGCGGGTTAGATCGGCGCGAATGGTCGAGTCGGACTCTACGTCAATCTTGTAAGAGCGCATCAGGTCAGAGCGCATGATTTGCTCAACCTGTTCGAGCGGCGCGGCCTTCAACGCCTGTTCCAATTCAGGCGGGATAGGCTGCTGCTGTTGCTGCAAAGCCTGCGCCTGCTGCTGCGCCATCGCAATCTGCTGTTGAGGCAATACCGCAATGCCGGTAATCAGCGAGAGATTGCGAATATCAAACTTCGTCGCAAATATCTCAGCCTTAAGGCGGAACAAATCGCGCGCAAAGCGTTGAACCTCGGCCTGTAGGCGCTGAATACGAAGCGAACCCCACTGGGCTTTGATCTGCTGCGCCGTCGCCGTTTCCGAGGCCATCGAAGCCCCGCGCACAATGTCGCTAAGCCCCGTGACTTCATAAATGGTCTGCTTGATTAGTTCGCGCTGCTGGTAAAGCTGCGCAAGGGCCTTCACCTGTGGCTCAATCGGCCACCAGGCAATCATTTTATTCACATCGCCGCTAGACGAGACGAAAGCCTCAAGCCCCTGCAATGCTACGATTTCGCCATCGTCCGCATTCGCAAGCGCGCTGACGTCCTGCCCGCCTGACGGATAGCCGCCCTTGACCTTGATCTGCTTGACGAGCTTTTGAATGCGCTGCGTGACGCTGTTTAATTCTTCCGCAAGCTTTTTGTACGCCTTGTATGGCGTGACAGGGCAAAGTTTGCCGGGTGTCGAGATAGGCTGCACGGGGCGCGGGATAGGATAAAAGCCAGTCAATCCGAGCGGGTCAGGCTGACGGCTTAAAGCCTTGTCAGTGTAGCCCGTCGCGATGAATATAGCTTCCTTCGCGTCTTTGTCCCAAATCTCCCAAACGCGGGCGCGCTTGAATATGTCGCTCTTGTCCTCGGGCGCAGATTCGCCCCGGGTCGAGCAATCAAGCTGCACCTCGTCGGCAAGTTCCTCATTCAACTGGCGCAACTGGTCGCGGTTTAGGAAGTGCTCAAAGGCAATCCACGGCACTTCGTCCCATACGCGGGCCGCGCCGTGGCGAAAGTGCTTCCACGGCACATACTCGCAGGACGCCTCCTCGTAGGCTACCGCCTCGCCCGCTTCATCCATGTACGGAATGTACCGAACACGGGCCAAGCCACGCCCCGGAAGCGCGCTATCGAAGATGACGTTGCGCATGGTGGCGTCGAAGTCATAGGAGTCGAGCGAATAGGACAGCCCGCGTTCAAGCATGTCTGCAATCGTCTTGCCGATGGCGTCACGGTCGCCAAAACGCCTACGAACATCAGGCACAGGCGTTGAATTGTAGATCGCCGGGAGAAGCGTTTCGACGTTGGAATAGACAATGTTAAACTCTGTCTCGCTATCCTTCTCGCCGCGATAAATCTGGATTACGTCCTCTCCATCGTCGCGGAACTCTTTTTCCTCGCGCGAAGCCGCTTCTATCGCGTCGAGCCAAAAGCGCACGAAGTCAGCATCGCTTTCCTGCGATTGCCCCTTCGTTTCATATGTGGCGCTTGACTCATCCATCAGCTATTGGCTCGCTTTTTCCGTTTGGCTTCGATAATTTCAAACACTGACATATTCATCCGCACGCCACCGCCAGGCAGAACTTGCACATCAAGGCGGTCTGGCGTTTCGTGTTCGGCTTGCTTGGGAACCCAAGGCCGCGACATACAGCCATAGCGCGCCTCGTCCGCTACGTGGTCTTCGGCGCTGGTGTCCAAATCTTCCGGCTTGTCGGGGTCATGCTGCAACGCCGGAACCGTGCGTATGAAGTCCTTGCACGTATCAAACACGTACAGCATAGGGCGGCCATCTTCCCCGCCCTTCATGCGTGCGCGCATTTGATCCCAACCGCCCATTGCGCCGCGTTGGGAAACGCGCTTGTTGTCCGCACGACGGAAGGCAACGCCTTCTTTCATCATGCGTTCAGCAATGCTTGGCCCGCCATCTACAGCGAACGCTGCGGGGTCTAAGACGCCATAAGCGATGGCATCGCCTGCTTCCTTGGCCTTTATGCCTCGGGCGACTTCTTCGGCTGTGAGCTTTAACCCGTTGTTGGGTCCAGAAGCGCCATACCACTCACGATAACGCACGATAGCAGCACGAGGAATGACGACAGATGTACAAGATGGTAGCCGAAATTCATCGGGGCAAACAGCCCACCAGCCAACAGCAAAAGGAGCAGCAGAACCCCAGTCAGCAGATCGGAAACGAAGCCAATCATCAGGGATAACGAACGGCTTGATGACATGCTTTTCGTTCGACCAGCAGTCAAAGAAAGCCCCCTCGATTACAGACCAGTCGCCCTCTAACCATGCCTTAACAAGCGCCTCATTGCCAGCCATTTGAAGGTTGGCGACGTATTCAGCGCCTAGATATTTGTTCTGATTCAGCTTGGACGGGATAAACACCCGGTCGCGGGTTACGCTATCGCCCGTCCACGGATTTTTGAACGTCTGAGTTGTGACTTTGTAGCCCATCGGGGCATGGTCAATGTAGCGAGCCTTAACCCACTGATGGCCCGCACCGCCGGGGTTTCCCGTTGCTCTAAACCCGCAAGGAACGCCGTTGCCTGAGCGCAGCGTTGCCATCATTTTATCAATCGGCTTTGGGCTGCCGAAGTTGGTTATTTCCTCGCAGTAAAGCCGCGTGTAGCTGTGGCCTTGATAAGCCTCTGCGTCCGCATCCCGCTCAAGATAAGCAAACCTAAGACGCGCGCCCCGATCCGAGCGCCACATCTTGTCTTGCTCTTTCCATTGCCAGCCTTCCAACTGGCCGAATATCTGATGGCTTCGCTCTATCGTCTCGATTAACTGCGTCCGCTCTTTGCGGAACATCAGGCCAATCGCGCTTGAGCCGTACAGGTCCGAATGATTGAGCCAATCGCCTAGAACACCGTCTGTCTTTCCGCCGCCGCGCGCCCCGCCGAATAGAACATCGAACACGGGGCATTCAAGCAGATGCGTCTGTGGCCCCGGTTGAGCCTCCCAAACAACTCGGGTTTCCATTAGTGGCTTGTCTCAATCCCCGAAAGCCATTCATCGGCACTTGATTTAGGGTTAGGCAAGCGGACAACATTGCGGACTGTTACCTCAGACTTGCTCTCTACTGATTGCATGTCTGGCATTACCTTTTTAAGCAAAGCAACTGCCGCTGTAACCTGTGACGGCTCAAGTATTGGCGCGCCTGTTACATGGTCGATTAACCTATTGAGAACTTGGGAGTTTGCGATTTTACTCCTGTGTTCATCAGTCATCTTAAAGCCGGGCTTTCTGCCAGCCATTGTCCTATTCCTGTTCCTTAAACTCGCCCGCCTTCGCGAACTCGACCAAATCTTCCGGCTCTTTCCAGTCTTCGGCTTTGATGCGCTCGATCTCGGAGGCCATTTCGGCGGTCATTTGCTGAATGCGCGCGGTCTGCTGGCGGCGCTTTAGCTCTTCTACATCGGCGGCAATGCGGTCCAGGCGGTCGGGGATTGGTCGTGTCATTGTTGGCCCCGTAAATTATTTTCACCTATTGGCGATATTCCCTTTGACAAGCGAACCGATTGGTGACAGTATCAATCATCGAAACGGAGCAAGCACATGAACGCCGCAAAAATCGAACTTCTCGCACAACTTATCGCAGCTGGTATGAAGGCCGCAGAAGATGCTGGGTTCATCAAGACGGCAGAAGATGCAGAAAAATGGCTTCTTCGCTGCGCTGTAATGGCAAAGATTGAAGTCGAAGCCGCAATTGCGAGGGTCAAGTGACCCCTTCCGACTTCACCGCATGGGTGGCCCACATGAAGGCCACCCGTAACTGGTCAGCCCGTGAATGCGCCCGCCAGCTTGATTGTGGCGTGAACCAGATCGCCCGCTGGTCCGCTAACGGTGCGCCGGGCTATATTGGTCTGGCGTGCGCTGCGTTGTCGTTTGGGCTTCCGCCTTGGAGAGCGGCTTAAACCGATCCCCTTTCATTCGCCCGGATCATACGGCGCTCTACCTCGGCAAAATGCTGGTCGAGGGAACGCGCGGCTATGTCGTGGTATCGGATGGCGTCTATTCTGTACCGCTGGCCTAGTGCTAAGTGGAGCGCGGTACAGTAGTTCTCCCAAGCCTGACCTGCGGTAAGTATAAGAATGTCGCAAGGGGTCTGAATAAGCTTCATGCTAGATCATGGGGCCAACGTAGGGCCACTGGCGAGCATTAGGGCGGCGGCGATATGTGGCGCGCATCATCTGCCCTTTTTGATAGGATCGGCGGCACATCACCCCGAGGCGCTAGGAGGGGACTGGCTGATAGGGGAGGCCGCCGAACTGTATTGCCCATCCCGGCTGCCGCCGTTCGCATTTTTAGACAGGCAAACTTTGGAATCGAAACGCCCGACCTAAGCCGGGCGCACGTGTTAGATTGTATCAGCCGGAACGGTGGCATATTCGGAAACCATTTGCAAGCCCCCGTTGCAGAATTATTCACAGGCTCATGCCGCCACGTGAAACGGCGCTTCCTTCGCGCTCATCTTGGCCCGGTTGATCGCCACGATGCGCAGCCCGTCTATGGCGTAGCGGACAAGCTCAGGCGCGGGCGGGACGCTTCTCAAGACAAGCTCCATCGTCGCCTTGTACCGGGCCTTGTTCGTGCCGTGGAAGCCGTACAAGTCTTCCTCTATCGAAAGCATTTCGGCTTTCCACTTGGCTTGCGTCTCCATGGAAGGCCCTTCGCCTAGCCCCGCGCTGGCGTGGTTCTCGTCCTGGGGTGCGCCCCATGCGGCCCGGTAGAGCCTGACAATGTTCGCCCAATCTAGGGCCGCGTCGAATAGTTCCTTGCGGAGCTTGTAGCGGACACAGAACCGCCCTAACTCGTTTTCAAGGCGCGGGTCATCCTTGACGGCAAAGCCCCGCCTGTGCGGCTGGTTCTGGACGTATTCAGCTTCCAGGCGCGCCTTCTTTGCAAGTATCTCGAATCGTTCCTTAGCGGATGGCTGCTTGAGCTTTCCGCAAGGATGCCTTGCCCCTGTTTTGCGTTTCGCCATTCTGTCCCCCTTGGTTGTTAGGCGGCGTGTTCCGCTGCGAAATACGATTCAGGGAAATACCAGCCGCCGTTTTTATCCCGTGGCGGATACTTCCCATGCTCGGCGCGGTAGTCCTCGCTTGCTTATCGCTGCCCGGACTTAGCCAACGCTGCGTTGCGATCCTCAAGCGTCGATGAAACCAAGGCCAGCTTGCCGCCGTTCTGCGGGCGCTTCCGTGCCTCCCGGCGCATCCACCCCTTGAACGCCGAACCCCAATCCCGCTTGATCGCCGCAGGGCCAGCCGCAGCCAATGCCCAAAGCCGCAAGTCCTCGGCCATCCCATCCATTTCGGAAGTCGAGAACCCGAGCTTTGCGCCGTAGTCGCGATCAGCCGGTGACGGTTGCCAGTCGTCAGGCAGTCGCGCCCCTTTCTTTTGGCCCCCTTTAGGGGGCTTTTCTTTGGGGGATATATTTTCTTTTAGGGGGTCTGGGGGAACTTTCTTTTGCTCCGTCTCTGTCACGTCAGTAACGGGCGTAACAGCGTTATTAGCGTTACGCGCCCTATGCGTTGCCTGACGAATACGATTGCCCTCGCGCGTACGCGCCATCCGTTCCTCGTCTGCCTTAATAAAGGCTTCAAGGATTTGGCTATCGGACACCCCGGCAGCCTTCAATGCACGGATAGCGGCGGCGTTAAGCCCCATCCCCTACCCCTCCACAAGCGCGGCGGCGGGGGAGCTAACCGCCGCGTCAAGTTGATCCTGAAACTCTTGGACGTACCGCAACGCTGCTGGCGCGTACTCGCCGCGCTCAACCATTCCCGCGATAGTGCGGACGGCATGGAGAACCGTTGTATGGTCGC